TAAAGATTATCTACATGTAAGTTTATATGTTGGTGGACTTTATTTTGCATTGAGAGGTAATGTAAGATGAGGCATATAATGGAAACACCTATCTTTGTAGGACACAAAGCATTAGATACAAAATTAGTTGATATGTTTATTGAGAAAGGAAAAGAGCTTGTTATACAAGAAGCAGTAGTAAATCAAGAAGATTCAGTACTAAAAGATAATTCTTACAGACAAACAGATGTTGGATTTTTTCCAAAAGGACACATGGTAGAAACAATTATCAAAGCTCTAGTAACAAATGTAAATGATATATCTTACAAATGTGAAATAACTGATGCAGAGAATATACAGTTTGGAATCTATAGAGAGGGATATTTCTATAAACCACATAGAGATTTTGACCCTAGCTGTCCAAATGTTCGTAAATTATCAGTAACCGTTCAACTTTCTGACAGTCATCACTATGAAGGCGGTGACTTTAGACTTTGGGATTTTTTCGGAAATGAAGTTGCAGACCCAAAGTGGAGAGATAAAGGTACAATACTTATCTTTCCGTCTTGTTTAAAACATGAGGTAACACCAGTTACCAAAGGCACTCGTATGTCGTTAGTACAATGGTACATCGGCCCTGAGTGGAGATAAATATGGATTTAATAGAAAAATTAGAAAAAGGCATTGTTTTGATTACATTTGAAAGTCTAAATAGTGGTAAAATATATAGTAGAGAGTATACTCTCAAAGAAGAGTTTTTACCCACAAAAATAGAACATCAGTCAGGAGACAAAGTGATTTGTTTCAATGTAGACTTTCAAAAGTGGGAAGATATAGACATTGCTACTATTCGCGATTGGAAAGTTGTTGAATGAAGGCAGTTTTACGCAATCGCATTTATATGGAGGTATCTCCCAGTCAGCAGGTAGACGTAGATGAAGAATTAACATATACTCTTCCACCTCGTAGACCTGGTGACCCTCCATTCGTAATAAAAAATATGGGAGTTATTAGAAAAGGGCTTGTTACACTTCCAATAGGAAGAACAGATTTAATACCTAGTGGACATGAAATAGAAGATAAAAGAGTGCTTTCCCCAATCGAACCCTTATCGTTTGGATACACACTTCGCGCCTCCCAACAAGCCGTATATAGCGAAGTGCTCGACTCCTGCATTATTAATGCTTGGGTTAGTTGGGGAAAGACTTTTACTGGATTAGCGATTGCTAATAAATTAGGACAAAGAACATTGATTGTTACACACACATTACAATTACGCAATCAGTGGGAAAAAGAGATAAAAAAAGTATTCGGGGTCGATGCGGGTGTAATCGGCTCTGGAAAATTTGAAATAAAGGACTTTACTGTCGGAAATGTGCAGACATTGTATCGTCGAATTGACGACATCAAAGACAAGTTTGGAACACTTATACTTGATGAAATGCATCATGTAAGTAGTCCAACATTTAGTCGTATTATTGACGCAAGTCATGCACGATACAAAATTGGACTCACAGGAACGATGGAGAGAAAAGATGGTAGGCATGTAACATTTCGTGACTATTTTAGTAATGATGTACACAGACCACCAAAAGAAAACTTTATGATACCTAGTGTAAAACTTATAAAGTCTGGAATAAGATTTCCAGATGGTGCTCATGCGCCGTGGGCTAGTCGTATTAATGCGATTGCCTACAATCCTGAGTATCAAAATCAGGTGGCACTACTTGCGGCAAATTATGCAGCATTGGGTCATAAAGTACTACTTGTAAGTGATAGAGTTGATTTTCTAAGAGTCTGTCAAAGACTTATTGGGGATAATGCAGTCTGTATCACAGGACAAATTCCGCACGAAGAGAGACCTGCACTACTCGCAACACTTGAACATGATAAAGATGTGTTGTGTGGTACACAGGCTATATTTAGTGAAGGAATTTCATTGAATGCGCTGAGTTGCCTAATTTTGGCAACACCAATAAACAATGAGCCTCTCTTAACACAGCTTATTGGAAGAGTAATTAGAACACAAGAAGGAAAGAAGCAACCTGTAATCGTTGATATACATCTCGAAGGTAATACCGCAAGGAGACAGGCAAATGCCCGACTCGGATATTATATGAAGCAGGGGTACGATATTGAGACGATATAAGCATGGAAAAATACTTCTTGACAAATGGTTAAAATTTTGATATAATGATAAAATATAATTGGAAAAGGATATATAGAGCAACTAACGGGAAAGTTCGTGATATTATTACGGTGGTACATTCCCTTACCTATAATCTTCAACCAAGAAATAAAAGAGATAGGCTTTACAAGTATTATCAGAAAGACTTTACTGGACAAAGTTTCTTACTAAATCCAGAAAAGCTATTTTTACACCGAGAAGAATACGAGGATATCGAGATTGCACAGTATGTAGGTATTGCATCGCAGCGGTCTTATGCCAACTATAAACTCAGTAAAGATACCACATTAGACCTTTTCGAGTACGACGGAAAGGACATTATTTTATATAGTAACAGACTTCTAACAGTAAGTGGTAATCGTATACACTTTAAGTTCGAAGACATTAAGGAGTAAAAAATGGCATTGACATTTAATCAATCTAAGGGCGAAGCCCAAAAAAGCAAAGTGAAAAGCTATACCTATGTAGACGGAGATAATCAAGTACGTCTAGTAGGAGATATATGCTCAAGATATGTTTACTGGCTAAAAGGAGAGAATGACAAAAACATTCCTATGGAGTGTCTTTCCTATGACAGAGAAAAAGAAACATTTAATAATCTTGAGAAAGACTGGGTCAGAGAATATAATCCTGACCTAAAATGCACTTGGTCTTATGCAATACAATGTATTCATAATGGCGAATTACAAGTTTTTAATTTAAAGAAAAAATTATGGGAGCAAATTAGAGTTGCTGCTGAAGATTTAGGTGACCCAACAAACGCAGAAACAGGTTGGGATATATTCTTTAAAAGAGTAAAAACTGGACCTATGCCTTACAATGTGGAGTATCAGTTACAACCACTAAAAAGTAAGCCAAGAGCATTAAATGAATCAGAATTAGAATTAATTAAAGATTTAAAATCCATGGACGACGTTCTTCCAAGACCTACACCTGACGCTCAAAAAGAGCTTCTTGACAGACTAAGAGAAGGTGCAGGAAACTCAAACAATGAGTCTATTGAGGAGGACTTTGCATGATTGGAATAGGAGATACATTTCCAGATTTTGACTTAAACGGAGTAGACTGTGAAAACACAATTGCAGAGTTTGCTATGAGTGAAGTTAATGGCTGGTCAATATTCTTCTTTTATCCAAAGGATTTCACTTTTATTTGTCCTACTGAGATAAGTGGGTTCAATATAATAGGTGATGAAGCCGAAGTCTACGGTATAAGTGGAGACAACGAATTTTGTAAACTTGCTTGGAAAGAAAGTAATGAACAAATCGAAGATATAAACTTCACTTTACTAGCAGATTGTGGATTAAATCTAGCAAAAGAATGCGGAGTAACAGACGGAAAAGTTTGTTATAGAGCAACTATCATAGTAGACCCTAAAGGGGAAGTTGCTCATGTATCAGCTAATAGAGATGATACAGGAAGAAATGCAGATGAAGTATTACGAACCCTTCAAGCACTAAAAGCAGGTGGACTCACAGGCTGTGCTTGGCAACCAGGTGATAACTTCGTTGTATGATTCTTTTTACCGCTGATTGGCACATAAAGTTAGGTCAAAAAAATGTTCCGTTACCGTGGGCTTGCTCACGGTACGAACTTTTTTACCAACAAATACATGACGCCATCAAAAAACATAATATAACCCTTCATATTATAGGTGGAGATTTATTTGATAGAGTTCCATCTATGGACGAACTCACTCTGTATTTTGACTTTGTAAAAGGTGTTAATGTACAGACTATTATATTTGATGGTAACCATGAAGCAACTAGAAAAAATAAAACATTCTTTACAAATTTAAAAAGAGTGACAGAAGAACTCAATCCAAAAGTAAAGGTTATAACAGAAACTTTTTATCTTCATGATTGGGCTATTCTACCCTATGCTGACTTACACAAAAAAGACAGTATAGAAGATATAGATGATGTAGACTATCTATTTACCCATGTGAGAGGAGAAATACCACCACATGTAACACCAGAAGTAGATTTAGAGAGATTTGATAAGTTTAAGACTGTTTTTGCAGGAGATTTACATGCTCACGAGAATACTCAACGAAACATAGTATATCCTGGCAGTCCTATGACAACATCTTTTCATAGAAACCTAGTAAAGACAGGCTACATAGTGATAGACCCAGATTGGTCTTGGACTTGGCATGAATTTAACTTGCCACAATTATTAAGAAAAACTGTGAGTAACCCAGACGAAATGGTACAAACAGATTTTCACCATACTATCTATGAATTAGAGGGAGATATGGGCGATTTGAGTAATGTACAAAACTCAGATTTATTAGATAAAAAAGTTATAAAAAGAAAGACAGAGGCACAGCTAATTCTTGGCTCAGACATGACAATAGAAGAAGAGTTAGTAGAGTATCTCAGTTACATATTAGAATTAGAAGAACAAAAAATTAAAAATATTATAGGAGTATTTAATGATAAAGCTAAAGAAGCTGAAGTGGAGTAATTGTTTCAGCTACGGCGAAGGTAATGAGCTAGAATTAGGCTCTGATACTTTAACACAACTTGTAGGAACAAATGGAACAGGAAAAAGTTCTATCCCTATTATATTGGAAGAAGTTTTATTTAATAAAAACTCCAAAGGCATAAAGAAAGCAGATATTGCTAATCGTAAAGTTGGAAAAGGGTATGATATAACACTAGAGTTTAGTGTAAACTCAGACGAGTACGTTTTAGAGGTTATAAGAAAAGGAAATATAAAATGTAAACTGTGGGAAAATAACAAAGACATATCTTCTCATACTGCAACAAATACTTATAAAACACTAGAAGAAATTTTAGGTATAGATTTTAAAACATTTAGTCAAATAGTTTATCAAAATACAAATGCTAGTTTACAGTTTCTCACAGCTACCGATACTAACCGTAAAAAGTTTTTGATAGATTTATTACAACTTGATAACTACGTTAAGTACTTTGAAGTATTCAAAAACCTATCAAGGGAATGGAGTTCAGATATTTCCGTAGTGCAAGGGAAAGTAGCAACCATTGAAAAATGGTTAGTTGACAACAAATTAGAAAATATGATACTACTTCCAAAGATAAATCTACCAATTTACTCGGAAGAAGAAGAGAAAACTTTACGTTCTTTACAATTAGAATATGCAAATATTTCGGAAAAGAACAAAAAAATTAATCAAAATAATTACTATAAAGAACGATTACAGTCAATAGATATATCTGACCAATCGTACGAAGATAAAGAGTTACAAAGCTATGATAGCTTACAGTTAAAAGTAGGAGAACTACAAGCAATAGAGAGAAAACCAATATTTGCAGGAACAGACGAAAAGATATGTCCAACCTGCAAACAAGAAGTTAATATGGAATTAGTAGAAAACATACAAAATGAACAAAGGGAAGCGAGACAAAAAGCGAAAAACGAACTTATCCAAATTAGAGATGAGATTGATTCTATTAAATTCCAGAACGAGAGAATTATTGAACATAGAAATAGAAAAAAGGAATTTGAGGAAGTCTACAGAAGTATCGACCAAAACCTCCCCTCACTTGTCCTATCCGCAGAAGATTTACAAAACCGTATTGAATCTCTTTCAGAAATAATAAATGATAGAAAAGAAAAATTAGAAGAGGCAATAGAAGAAAACAATAAAAGAGAAAGACACAATACCAGACTTTCAATAATAAAAGAACAAACAGAGAAATTTGAAACAGAACTAGAAGAATTATTTTTAAAGTTAGACCATCTCGAAGACAAACTTTCTTGTGCGGATATACTCAAGAAAGCATTTAGTACAAATGGATTACTAGCTTATAAGATAGAAAACTTAGTAAAAGATTTAGAAGAATTAACAAACGAGTATCTTGCTGAGTTATCAGATGGTAGATTCAACTTACAATTTGTTGTAATTAATGATAAATTAAATGTTGAACTAGATGATGATGGAAAAGCTGTAGATATACTATCTCTTAGTGCAGGTGAACTCGCAAGAGTAAATACTTCCACGTTACTTGCAATTAGAAAACTAATGAGTAGTATATCAAAGTCAAGAATAAATGTACTTTTCTTAGATGAAGTTACAAACGTTCTTGATGAAGCAGGAAAAGAAAAACTAGTAGAGATATTATTAGGAGAGGAAGAATTAAACACCTACATAGTATCTCATGGCTGGACTCACCCGTTACTCTCTAAAATCGAAGTAATAAAAGAAAACGATATAAGTAGATTGGAGTAAACGATGGCACTAGAATTTTCAGATGTGATAAAACCACAACCAAAAGAAAATATTCTTATTGTAGACGGCTTAAATATAGCATTTAGATGGAGACATCAAGGAATACTTGACTTTAAGTGGGATTATATAAGAACTGTTGAGTCGTTGGCAAAATCTTATGAAGCGGGAACTATAATAATTACGGCAGATGGTGGGAGTTATTATAGAAAAGACATATACCCTGAGTATAAAGCAAACCGTAAAGAAAGATTTGCCGACCAGACTGAACAAGAGCAGAAAGAGTTTGAAATATTCATGGCAGAATTTTCAGATACACTTTCAGAACTAAGAAATAAACATTTAGTATTTCAGTTCAGAGGAGTGGAAGCAGACGATATCGCTGCTTACATTACTAAAAATTTAGATAAGTATAGTTTCCAAGACTGTTGGTTAATATCA